ATAACGCTCGTATGGCTCAACTTCTGGGCTGTCAAAGCGCTTGATCTCGCAGTGCGCTAATAATATAGATGCCATGCCGTTATTACGCAGCTCGTTTAATGAGTCAAGGATTTTGCGCCAGTAATCAGCTGCAATCACTGCGCCCTTGCCGTAAACCAAATCTTTAGCGTCATACTTGGTATTCACATCTTCCCAGATCAAATTATCCAACCAATCTAAACTGTCGATCACCACAGTGCCAAATTCATGCTCGCCTTTGAGTGAGTCAAGCGCCTCAACCACATCTGTATATTTGGTGGCCAATGGGAAGTGATCTGCTTCTAATTTGCCTAAACCATCTTCGGTCAGGATAAATACAGGGTTAGGTGCGCTTGCACCAAAAGTTGTCTTACCCAAGCCATGCGGACCGTAGAGCATAATCCGTGGTGGGAGTAAATCGGTATTGCGTTTGATTGCTGATAGATTGATAGCCATGATTACATTCCTATAATGTTAAAAAGATAAATTATAAAAGCCAATACACATACTGCTACTACTAATTTATCGCCGAGATTATTCATGGTCGTGATCTCCAAATTCTTCAATGAATTCTGCCAATGCTTGCACGTAGTCTTTCTCATATATCTTATTGACTATGGCCAGGCGCAGATTTTCGCGGGTAATATTTATGTGCTTCATAAAATCGCGCGTCTCCATCGACAATGCAGCAAACATGGTTTGGTAGGCGATGGTGTCGCTATAACCAGAGATAAAATCTTCCAAGTCAAAGTGCTCAACACCATCTGAGTCAATGTAAAATCCGGTGCGGAATATTTCATTAGTGATTTGACTGAGTGCAATGGTTTCGCATTCTTCATTAAGATCAGTGCGCTGATCTTCATCGCCGTGTAGGTTGTCATATCTGCCTGCGGCTGGGTGATGATATTTCATTACATTGCCTCCACTTTTTCAATTTGCCAGTTAAGGGCTAATGCACGAAGATTTGCATTAGACATTGAAGTGTGAAATTCAATGTTACGAAATTCTTTTTTTAGTAATTTGCTGTAAACGTAAAAAGTAACTTTAAGCATTTTGATTCTCCAAAGTTTGGTAGGTCGGTCGGTTGTTGCTTGCTACGGAACAGATATTATCTATCTATTTACACCGTGTCAACACCTAAATGCAAAATAATTATAATTATTATAAAATAATTTGTGCTAACATTAACATCTTGTCAATAAGGGGAATATTGTGTATATACAGATCACTGAGGCGGCTAAAAGGCTAGATTTGTCCAGAACATGGACATATAAATTAATTGCAGAGGGAAAAATCCACACGATCCGTATGGGCGGCTACCATTTCGTGATTGATGATAAGGATTTTAAAAGGCTCGTTAAAGAGAGAAAAAAGGGGGCAAAGTGAATGAGTTGGCTCTTTTCGCAGGCGCTGGTGGAGGAATACTCGGAGGACATTTGCTTGGATGGCGAACAGTCTGTGCAGTTGAATGGGAACAATACCCAGCAAGCGTATTGTGCGCCAGACAAAATGACGGGATTCTCCCGACTTTCCCGATTTGGGATGACATACAAACCTTTGACGGAAAACCGTGGCGAGGAATTGTTGACGTTGTATCTGGCGGATTTCCCTGCCAAGACATCAGTGCAGCGGGGGGGGGGGCGGGAATCGAAGGCGAGCGAAGCGGAATGTGGCGAGAAATGGCGCGGGTGGTTGACGAAGTTCGACCAAAATACGTCTTTGTGGAAAACAGCCCAATGCTCACTTCTAGGGGACTCGGAACAGTTCTTGGAGACTTGGCCACGATGGGGTTTGATGCGAAATGGGGAGTGTTATCAGCGGCAGACGTTGGCGCACCTCACAGGCGTGATCGAATGTGGATTCTCGCCAGACAACGTGACAACATTTCACACACCGATGACAACTGGCTTAGATGGGGGCAGCAATGGGCGCAAAGCATTGAAAAAGAAGCAAGAAATAATACCGACTCCTACCAGTTCGGTGGGCGGAGCAAATCACAACAGCCCATCCACACTAGCAGGCAAACGATGGGCAATGAATCTATCGGGTTATGCACAGAAATATCCGACACCGACAGCACACAATGCCAAAGAAACAAATGCACCGAGCGAAGCACTGAGAAACGAACCATCATTGGCAAGCATTGCTGGTGGGAAATTGAACCCAACGTGGGTCGAGTGGCTGATGGGGTGGCCGCTAGGATGGACAGACTTAAAGCAATTGGAAATGGGCAAGTATCACTCGTGGCTTCAACAGCATGGAAAATCTTAGGAGGAAATAATGATGTCAGATAACGTAGTTGAGCTGCACCCAAAAATAATACTAGACTCAGCGCTCAAATACGCAAGTCAGGGATACCGTATTCTGCCACTGCATAGCATCAAGGGCGGCATATGCACGTGTGGCAATCAGTCGTGCAAGTCACCAGGCAAGCACCCATTAACTCAACGTGGGGCTAATGAGGCATCCAGTGACGAGATACAGATTAAGGGTTGGTGGTCACAGTGGCCAACAGCCAATATTGGTATTGCGATGGGCGATCACGGCACAATTGCGCTTGATGTCGATACTCGCAATAACGGCCATCTCACCTGGGAGTCAATACTGCAAGCCAATGGGCAGTTACCTGAGACTGCCACACAGCGCACAGGCAATGGCTGGCATTATTTATTTGTGATTGATGAGAAGCTCATGCCTAAGATAAAGGGCAAGTTAGGGCAGGGGATAGATGTTAAGGCTAATGGTTATATTGTGGCAGAACCGAGTATCCACCATTCAGGGCGCAGATACTCATGGGATGATGGATTAGACCTGCTGCAAGGGTTTAATCCGAGTCGTGCGCCAGTATGGTTAGAGCAGATGCTATGTGATAGTGCGACCAGTGCGCCTAGCACTGCGAGTCTGGGCAATATTACTCTGCCGGTGCAGCTTACTGAGGCGGCATCGGCGCTTGAGCATTTAGACGCAAATGATTATAACCAGTGGATCGAGGCTGGCATGGCGCTACATGCCACAGGTCTTGGCGATCTGGCATACCAGGTCTGGGTTGATTGGTCAGTTGAATCGCCTAAATTCGACCATAAAGACCAGAGGCGCAGGTGGATGTCGTTTCGCACAGATAAGGGCGGCGTGTCGATAAAGACCATATTTGCTCGCGCTCAGGCGGTCGGGTGGGTAAATCCACTGTCGGTAAAGCAGAGCCAGGAGGAGAAATTGACACCAGATCAGCATCCATTTGCAAATTACCTGCCATATGCACTTGGCAAATTAGAACCAGATGAGTTTATTTTTGACGATATATTAATTGCAGGCGTGACGTTATTGGCTGGGTTTACTGGCATTGGTAAAACTACAGCGCTTGTGCCATTAATGGCCAGAGCAGCGCATTTATGCTCAGATGCAGAAAATATACGTCCAATATTGCGGCGCAAGGTAATTTATGTCAGTGAGGACCCTAAACAGGTGGTTAGAGTTTTAACGTCAATGCGGATCGCTGGGCATTTAACCGCAAGTGACCAAGAATTAGCAGAGTGGTTTAAGATTGTGCCTGCCAAGCGTATGGATGCGGAATCCATAGTTAAGGTGCGCGAGGCTTATGAAAAGCTCAGTCATCGCAATATTGATCCAATAAGCGGTATTTATCACGACACCAAACCGGTTGTTGTTTTGGATACATCTAATGCTACCATTGAGTTAGAAAATGAGTCAGATAATAGCGAAGTGGGTAAGGCGGTCGCTACATTAAAGAGCGAGCTGGGCGGCATTCCGTTAATTATTGTGGCGCATTTGGCTAAAACTCTTAAGAAAGCAGATATATCCGATATGACAAGTCGGGGGGCAGGCGCTTGGGAAGGTGACGTAAACCAGGTTCTTTATATGACTAAAGAGGATGACGGGGCGCGGTGGCTTGATGTATCGCAAGCCAAGCACAGATTTGTGGCCGTAGCCGATGGAATTGTATTTAGGTCTTATAATACGGAAATTAAGGGTAAAGATTTATTAGGGCGGGATAAAAATGTATTTATGATGCACTGCCAGCCAGAGATGATTGAGAAAGGCGGCAGGAAAGCTATGCAGGATGCCTCAAAACGGGCAGCAGAGCAGAGCAAGGCAAATGCCGAGCAGATTATACGATCAGCCAAAAGAAATAGCGTATTGTCAATATTAGGCGGGTTGCGTGGTGATGAGTATAAAACCAAGAACGAGGTATCCGATGAGCTTGGCGGGCATAAGCGGCATAATTTTGATTTAATTGACGAGATGTTGAATGCCGGTGATATTGAGCTGTTTACGCCCATTAGTAAGCGGGCTAGGCAGCATGTTAATGGTTACCGATTGGCGGGTAGTGGCGCTAGAAGTTATCAGGCTAATAGTAATGGCGAATAAGGTTAGGATTCTGAACCGCATTGAACCGCATGGATATTTTAAGCGGTTTTTCATGCGGTTCAGTTTATGCGGTTCACCTAAAGGTATGAACCGCTTGAACCGCATGAACCGCATCATTTATGTGATGCAGTTCACGTCTATGCGCAGTTGCAAGAACCGCTTTGAACCGCATTGAACCGCATGAACCGCTTGAATTAAATTTAATGGAAAAAGGGCAATATTATGCGTAGAGCAGCCAGGACAGATGCAAATCAAACTCAAGTCATTATTGCGCTGAGGGCGGCAGGTGCGACAGTGCAGAGTTTGTCGGCTGTGGGTGACGGAGTGCCTGATCTATTGGTTGGCTACAAGGGAGTTACTTATCTGCTTGAGGTTAAAGACGGTAACAAAGTGCCGAGTAAGCGAATGCTCACGCCAGATCAGATTGAGTGGCATGAGCGGTGGATGGGCGGCACACTGGCGGTAGTTGAACACCCAGATGCAGCGCTTAGGTTAATTGGTGCAATAAATGCTTGACGCTATGATTTATTGGGATTAACATTAAATTTAACCCAATTTTAGGGGATTTTATGGCATCGCAAAAAGATAATGCTGCCACTTTCGTGGCGGTATTGCTGCATTCAAGCACAAATACACACTTTATGCACCTGCAAACGACTAGTTATGCAAGGCATGTGGCGTTGAATGACTACTATGATCGTATCATTGAGCTGGCTGACAAATGGGCTGAAGCGTATCAGGGATGTTATGAGGTCATTGACAAGTATCCGTCTGACTTTCATTTGGCGCGTGATCCAGTGGCATACATTGAGAAAATTAAAGATTTTGTGGATACGATCCGCAAAGTGTTGCCTGACGAGACTCAGTTACAAAATATCGTGGATGAGATTGCAGAATTGATTGATTCCACATTGTATAAGTTAAAGACGTTTAAATAATTATGCCAAGCACATCTAAAAAGCAAGAGCGGTTTATGCAAGCAGCAGCGCATAATCCTAAATTTGCTAAAGATGCAGGTATTCCGGTGTCAGTAGCGCAAGATTATGTTGCGGCTGATAAGGCTAAGAAAATGAGCGAGGTTCTTGCTCGCGTCAATCGCAAAGAGCGATAAAGAGCGATAACATGGCTAAAGGACTAAAAACAGGTGGTGGCTCACGTAAGGGTAAACCTAATCAGACTACCCAAGACGTAAGGAATGCTATTGCGCTAATCGCGCAGAATAACATTGGAAACTTTGAGCTTTGGCTGGCTCAGACGGCAGAGAAAGACCCGTGTAAAGCAGCCGATCTGTATTTGAGGGCAATTGAGTATCATATACCCAAGCTCGCACGAGCTGAGGTTACCGGTCCAAATGAAGGTCCGGTTGAGCTGGTGATCCGATGGTCAGACGAGTAGTCACGCTACCTTACGTGCCGAGAGGCGCGTTCAAAGCGTTTCACAAGCGCCCACACAGATGGGCGTGTCTTGTCGCTCACAGGCGAGCAGGTAAGACCGTAGCAGCTATTAATGACATTGTGAGGGCAGCAGCGCTCTGCAAGTCGGCTATGCCGTTATTTGGTTATGTTGCGCCATATCGCAGCCAAGCTAAAGCAGTCGTGTGGGATTATCTTAAGCGTTATGCCGAACCGTTAATCAAAGTCAGCAATGAGTCTGAATTGCAAATCGAGCTAACTAATGGCTCGCGCATTAAGCTGTTTGGCGCAGACAATGCAGACGCAATGCGCGGCTTGGGCTTTGATGGCCTTTATTTGGATGAATACGGCGACTTTAAGCCAAGTATATGGGGAAACATCCTGCGGCCTGCATTGAGTGACAAACAGGGGTGGTGCGTTTTTGGCGGCACACCAAAGGGCAAGAATCAGTTTTGGCAGATATATCAAACGGCATCAAAGTCACCAGACGAATGGTTCTTGCTGCGCTTACCGGCAAGCACTAGCGGTCTGTTGCCGGAGTCAGAGCTTGCGGCAGCTCGCGCACAGTTGAGCGAGGATCAATACCTGCAAGAGATGGAATGCTCGTTTGAGGCTGCGATCTTGGGCGCATTCTATGGCACAGAGATGCGTGAGGCTACTGAGCAGGGTAGGATAACGCCAATTGAGTATGATACAAGTCTACCAGTGCATACAGCCTGGGACTTGGGCTTTCGTGACGATACCGCAATTTGGTGGTATCAGGTCATTCGAGGCGAGCTGCACATACTTGAATACTACGGCGTGTCGGGCGCAAATATCAGCGATCTGGCTGCGGTCATCAAGTCTAAGCCATATAAGTATGGCAAACACTATTTACCGCACGATGCGCGGGCTAAGACATTAGCGGCAGCCGGTAAGTCAGTGATAGAGCAGTTGGCTGAATATCTTGGCATCAATAACATGGCCATCGTGCCTGATCTTGGTGTGCAAGACGGCATCCAAGCAGTGCGGCAGGTGTTGCCTCGTTGTTGGTTTGATGCGGTCAAATGCGAAGATGGCATTGAGGCGCTCAGGCAGTATCAGCGCGAGTATGACGAGGACAAAAAGGCATTTAGGGATAGACCAAGGCATGATTGGTGCAGTCACCCAGCAGACGCTTTTAGAATGTTAGCGGTGGCGTGGCGCTTAGAACCTACAGTGAAAGCGCCTAATGTAATCAAACCGTTGATGGTTGGTTCACAAAACGAAGTTACTTTAAATGATATGTGGGCATCCCACAAAACAACTAGGAGTGCAAGATTATGAGCGGCGTATCTAATCCCTATCGTTATTTTTATGAACATGTTGCAGCATCACAATCAGCGCAGGTATTAGGGCCGACAGGCGCAGTTGGTGACTATCTGCATCGCATTGTCTGCACAGTTACAACTGGCGCAACTGGTAATGTTGTAATTGTTGATGGCACTGGTGCTGGCATTCTTACTCATACCGTTCTTCCGGCAAGCGCGTCTGTAGTGCCTGGCGTATACAACATTGAATTAAATGCGGTATCGGCTAATGGCGCTTGGAAGATTACCACCGGCGCAGGCGTTGAAGTGATGGCTGTCGGGATATTCTCGTAATCATGGCCACCAAAGCTGGTTTGTATGCAAATATCCTCGCCAAGCAAGAGCGCATAAAAGCCGGTTCTGGTGAGAAGATGCGTAAACCTGGTGATCCTGGTGCGCCTACAGCTCAGGCATTCAAAGAGTCAGCCAAGACAGCTAAGAAGGATAACGAGAAATGAGCGCAGCGTGGACTAGAAAAGAAGGCAAGAATCCGTCCGGTGGCTTAAATGCTAAGGGCAGAGCAAGCTACAAGGCTGAGACGGGCGGCGAATTAAAGCCACCGGTTAAAGCTGGTGACAATCCTCGCCGAGCTTCGTTTCTTGCGCGAATGGGCAACATGCCTGGTCCGATGGAAAAGAACGGCAAGCCAACACGGTTAGCGTTAGCGTTGAAAGCATGGGGTGCGTCTAGCAAAGAAGATGCTCGCGCTAAGGCTCATGCAATCTCAGCGAGAAATAAGTAATGCCGATTAACCAATTAATTATTAGGCAATAACATGGAACAGACTAGCACTGGTGTGCAGAAATGGCTCAATGTCGTTAATGCTTATGACAATGAGTTTAAAAAGTGGGAAGCTAGATCACAAAAGATCGTCAAGCGCTATCGTGATGACAATCGCAGCTCGCACACAAACGAGACAGCTAAATTTAATATTCTGTGGTCGAACGTGCAGACGCTTATACCTGCTGTTTACGCCAAGCTGCCTAAGGCTGACGTATCACGCCGGTTTGGTGACAATGATCCAGTAGGCCGTGTGGCTGGGCAATTGATTGAGCGGGCGCTTGACTTTGAGATTGAGCATTACCCAGACTTTCGCAGCACTATGCGTCATGCGGTCGAGGATCGTTTCTTGGGCGGTCGTGGCACTGCGTGGGTGCGGTATGAACCACATGTCACTGAGCAGGATGTGCCAGAGGATGGTTTGCAGGTCACTGAGGACATTGACGAGGTAGATCAAGATGGTAAGCCACAGACTGCGTTGGGTGCGACTGCGGGCGAGGTTGCACCGCAAGAACAGATCGAGTATGAGTGTGCGCCGACTGATTATGTGCATTGGAAGGATTTTGGGCATTCTGTTGCCAGAACCTGGGAAGAAGTAACGTGCGTGTGGCGTTGGGTATACATGACGAAAGAGGCTCTAGTTGAGCGTTTTGGCGAGGAAATGGCCAAGACATTACCGCTAGACTCAAATCCAGATACACAAACTACGTATGGCCAAAATACTAAAGAGCGCACCAGAGCTAAAATATGCGAGCTGTGGGATAAAGAATCGGGCAAGGTTTACTGGTTTAGTAAGAATCATGCAAGCATTATTGATGAGCGTGATGATCCGTTAGGCGTGGAGGGATTCTTTCCTTGCGGCAAACCGTTATACAGCACGACCACTAGCGATACATTAATTCCAGTACCGGACTTTGTTCTATATCAAGATCAAGCCAATGAGCTAGATATTCTTAGTGATCGGATTGATGGTTTAGTCAAAGCACTGCGGGTTCGCGGTGTGTATGACGCAAGCCAGCCTGCATTGCAGCGCTTATTGACTGAGGGCGACAACAATACGTTGATTCCAGTTGATAAATGGATGGCATTCAGTGAAAAGGGCGGGTTAAAAGGCAGCATTGATATCTTGCCAATCGACCAGCTTGCCGAGGCGTTGATGCAATGTTACCGCGCTCGCACCGAGATCAAGCAGCAAATCTACGAAATCACTGGGATTAGTGACATTATCCGAGGTGCATCGCTTGCAAGTGAGACTGCAACTGCACAACAAATTAAAGGCCAGTATGCAGGTCTGCGACTTCGCTCGATGCAAGAGGATGTGGCGCTATTTGCCAGTGAACTTATTAGATTAAAAGCGCAAGTTATTTGTTCTAAATTCCAGCCACAGACAATACTAAGCTATGCTGCGGCACAGCAGATGCAGCCTGCCGATCAGCAAATGATACCGCAAGCGTTGCAGCTTATTAAAGACAAGCCACTGCGTAATTTTAGGATTGAGGTTGCTGCTGACTCATTGGTGCAGATTGATGAGGCGCAAACTAAGCGCGACCGGATGGAGTTTATTCAAGCATTTGGTGGCTTTATGCGTGAGGCGCTACCGGTTGCACAATCAAGCCCAGAGATGACACCAATGTTGGTGGAAGTCATGAAATTTGGCATCTCGGCATTCAAGCAATCCAAGCCAATCGAGGGCGCACTAGATGCAGCGCTTGACCAGCTAAAGAAAGCGCAAGCCAATCCGCAGCCTAAGCCAAACCCAGAGGCTGAGAAGATTAAAGCACAACAAGCTAGTGAGCAGGCGCGTATGCAGGCAGATGGTCAGATCGCACAGATGCGTATGCAAGCTGATACCCAAGCCACACAAATCAAGATACAAGCAGAGGCGCAGCTTGAGCAAATGAAGGCTCAGAATACAGCGCAGATTGAGGCTCAGAAACAACAGCACGAGCAGCAATTAAAAGAAATGGAGATCAGATCACGGCAAGATATGGAAAAATGGAAGGCAGAGCTTGATGCGGCCACTAAGATTATGGTTGCTCGGATCGGTGCTAATCCTGGTCTTGATCTGCCAATGATCGAGGCGCAACAAGCGGCATCTGAGAAGATCAGTGCAGAGCTTGGCGATCATGTAACTAATGCAATTCACCGTATGGCTGATATGCAAAACAATATGCAAAATATGCATGGCGAGACAATGGATAAGATTGGCACAGCGATGCAGATGTTAGCAGCGCCCAAGCGTGTGGTGCGCGGCGCAGACGGTAAAGTGATCGGCGTAGAGGTGCATCATGGTTAATACAACTAAAGGCGAGATGGATGAAGCGCTGCTAGAAAAGCGCGAAGGTGAATTTGAAGATGATAACGAGCGCACCACATGGGTGGAATATTGGACATGTGGCGAAATGGTGCATCGGTCGGTGCATGTAACTTTAAAAAAAGCAGTAGTGTCAACAACTGAGATCGGGGGCTTCAATGGCTAATAGTCAAGCAATGTGTACGAGTTTTAAAACTGAGATATTAAGCGGCATTCATGCGTTTGGCACAAGCGTTATTCGGGCATCTACAGCAGCCGATACGCTTAAGGCAGCTTTATACCTTGCTAGTGCTAGTCAGGGCGCAGGAACGACAGCTTATGCCGTTACAGGCGAGGTTAGCGGCACTAATTACAGTGCAGGCGGTATTACCGTAACCAATGCGACAGCGCCAACTAGTAGCGGCACAACTGCATATTGGACACCAAGCGCGAGTTTTAGTTGGACTAACGTCACGCTGTCTACGTCATTTGACTGCGCGTTGGTTTATAACTCAACGCAAAGCAATAAAGCAATCTCAGTGCATACGTTTGGCGCTCAGACTGTTACGGCAGGCAATTTCACGCTAACAATGCCGACAAACGATGCAACTAACGCACTGGTAAGAATTGCTTAATGGCACAAGGCGCTTGTCAACCATCTAAAGGGTAAATCATGGCATTTGTATTACAAAACAGAAACCAAGAAACAACCACCACAACAGGCACTGGCACAATTACGCTTGCTGGTGCTGTTGCTGGGTTTCAATCTTTTGCCACGGTTGGTAACGGGAATACAACTTATTATTGTATTACTAGCGGCTCTGCATGGGAAGTTGGTCTTGGTACGTATTCTAGTGCTGGGCCTACACTTGCTAGAACCACTATTTATTCAAATTCTTTAGGTACTACAGCAGCTATATCCTTAACAGGCACTTCTAACGTATTCGTTACTTTACCGGCGGAACAAATACTTGGTAATGGTAAATTTTTGCAGTGGCAAAGCGTTCAAACTTCTAATTTTACTGCTGTAAGTGGGTACGCTTATCCGGTTAATACAACAAGTGGGGCGATTACAGTAACCCTACCAGCAAGCCCAAACATAGGAGATGTTGTTCAATTAACAGATTATGCAGGAACATTTGCTACTAATAATTTAACAATTAGCCCTAATGGGTCAAAAATAGACGGCTCTAGTTCTAGCGTACAAATTATTACTAACAGACAATCCATAGCACTTGTTTACATAGATGCTACTCAAGGTTGGATTCCGTATTCTGGCTTTAACACATCAACGCCAGGCTACACTTATTCTGCTAGTTATTTGATTGCTGCGGGTGGCGGTGGAGGAGGGTATTGGGATGGCGGTGGAGGTGGTGCAGGTGGTGTTGTATCCGGCACAACTACATTTATTAGTAATAATACGTATTCTGTTACTGTCGGCGCAGGTGGGTCTGGTGCAACAAGTGGTGGTATTGGGACTAATGGTGGCAATTCAACAGTTACAGGATTGACTGCGGCTGTTGGCGGTGGTTTTGGTGGTAGTAATGGTATTGCAGGGACTATTGGTGCTGGTGGTTCTGGTGGTGGTGGATACGGTGCGGCTACTACAACAGGCGGTAGTGGAACATCAGGACAAGGAAGTGCTGGCGGTAATGGTCAACCGTTGGCGGGCGGAGGCCCGTCTTACGGTGCGGGTGGGGGTGGTGGTTTTGGTGCGGTTGGTGGTAATGGTACATCAGCTGTGGGCGGTGCAGGAGGCGTTGGCGTAGTTACTACTTTAATTACTACAACACAGGCAACATCAGCATCAGTTGGACAAGTTGTATCTACATCTGTTTATTTTGCAGGTGGGGGTGGGGCTGGTATCAATGACACAACAGGAACTGTTGGTGCGGGTGGTAGCGGTGGTGGTGGAGCTGGCAGTAAATCTGGTGTAGCTCCAACCGCAGGCTCTGCAAATAGTGGTGGTGGTGGCGGCGGCGGTGGTGGTAACGGTGGCGGGGCACAACAATCAGGCGCTAATGGTGGCTCAGGATGTGTAATTTTATCTATTCCTACTGCATATTACTCTGGCACATATACTGGCTCTCCAACTGTAGTTACTAACGGTTCAAATACTGTATTAATATTTAAATCATCTACAGGGAGTTACACGGCATGAGTCATTATGCTAAAGTTTTTAATGGCATTGTAGTTAATGTAATTTGCGCCGAAGAAGATTTTTTTACTAACGGTCATTTTATAGATACAAGCCCAGGCACTTGGATTCAGACTTCGTATAACACTCGTGGTGGCGTTCACGCTACTGGTGGCGATCCGCTGCGTAAAAACTATGCTGGGATTGGATTTACTTATGACGCAGTTAGAGATGCGTTTATTCCACCAAAACCAGATGATTTTTATGTATTAAACGATGAAACTTGTTTATGGGAACCTTTAATAGAAATTGATAAATAATGTTAGGTTTATACCCATTAAGCGGTGCGCCTTTAGGGTCTTCTGGAGATGCTAATCCTATTGTTAGCACTATAAGCGGCAATCAAGCTACAGGTTCGGCAGGTACACTTACAAGCGAAAATAGCAATTCAATTACCGGCAACCAGGCAATTGGCGCGGTTGGCACAGCTACAGCCAATATTATTATTGCGCTCACTGGTGTAGAGGCAACAGGACAGGTTGGCACTGAGGGCGAGGCGGTCACTGTAGCGCTTACAGGAGTGCAGGCTACTGGTGCGGTAGGTAGTGTTGGCGTTAATGTTGTGGCAGCACTTACAGGCGTTGAGGCTACCGGCGCGGTTGGTAGTGTTAATGTTAGCGCTGATATCGTGGTGGCGCTCACAGGCGTTGAGGCAACAGGGCAGGTCGGCACTCTTACGGTAGCAGCCCAGCCAATCATTGTGATTGACGATACGCACGATGGTGACTTTTTAGGTAAGAAATTTGCAGAGGAACAAGCGCGGGCAGCCAAGCGGCGCGAAGCAATATTAAATGCCTACGAGATAGTAGTGGAAGGCAGACCAGAGTTTGCCGAAGAAATAGCAGAACCGTTTACGCAGTTGGTTGTAGATCAGCAGGAAATGCCGGTAAAGCAGATTGATTATGACGCTCTTTTTGCCGATCTCGACAGGGTTGAGGCAATTTGGAGTAATTACATTGACTTGGATGACGAGGAAATATTGGCCTTATTATGAGAAAATCTTGGATATACAGAGATGGCGAAGCTATCGAGTTAGATGGTCACACGCCCACCACTGAGCTGCATTACGTAATGCCAGATATTCAACCATATCAAAGCATGGCAGACGGCAGCATGATTACTAGCAGATCGCATCATCGGGCGCATTTAAGGGCGCACAATTGCATTGAGATTGGAAACGAGAAGATGGAAACTCGACCGACTCAAATTAAAGACAGCAGACGGGAAGTGTTGCGCGAACAACTCGCGGGAATGACGCACAGCCAGGCTAATAAAATCCTCACAAAGCTGCGTGATGATCTTCGTTTTAATCGTAAATAACCCCCACAGGGAGAAATACAAATGTCTGAACAATTAAATGAAATTGCACCATTAGCTGAATCACCCGATGCTAGACGCGAATTGCTGTCTCAACAATTTGATGAGATCGCAGAGAATCCACCAGATGTAAGGCCAGAGCAGGAAGAACGAGTTAGAGCGCCAGACGGTAAATTTGCGCCTAGACAAGCTCAAGAGCAGCAAGAAACTCAAGACGCTGCCGAAGAACCAGTATGGTCGCGCCCACCAGCATCGTGGAAAAAAGATTATCACGAGGTTTGGAAAACTGCCGATCCTAAATTGCGTGAATATGCCTGGAAGCGCGAAGAAGAAATGAAGTCTGGAATCTCATCCGTAATTGGGAGAGCTGAGTTTGCCGATCAAATACAGGAAGTGATTACGCCATTTGAAAACACAATTCGTGGGCTTGGATTGCAGCCTAAAGATGCGATAAAAGCGCTACTTGAGGCCGACCATTCACTGCGATATAGCACACCACAAGAAAAAGTGCAATTATTTAGTAGACTTGCACAACAATATGGTGTAAATTTAGGACAAATCGAGCAAAGCCCACAGCAAAACCCGATTGATCCGACTATTTATGCACTTCAAAATGAGCTGAATAAAGTTCGTGGCGAGGTAATGACATGGAAGGAACAGCAGGAACAGGTGCAAAATCAGTCTTTATTGGGCGAAATAAACCAATTTGCTCAAAAAGCTGAGTATTTTGAGGAAGCTCGACCGGTGATGGTGCAACTGCTACAAAGCGGTGTTGCACAAACACTGGAAGATGCGTACGAAAAAGCAATACGCCTCGACTCTAATCTATTTGATACTGTTCAACAAAGCCGACAAGCTGAATTGGATGCTGAGAAAAGATCAAGAGCTGACAAGGCTGCGAAATCAGCCAGGGCGGCTGCGGTTAGCGTTAGAAGCTCTACACCCGGAGTGGTCACGGCTACCAAAGCGCAAGACAGACGTGCATTGTTGGCAGAGCAATTTGATGCCATCGGTTCGCGTTTTTGATCTCAAACTGATAAGGAGTATTAATTATGGCATTTGCCAATAGCTCTATCAGCGACATCATTGCGACTAACATACAAAGCCGTAGTGGTGAATTAGCTGATAACGTAACAAATAATAATGCTTTACTGCGCCGACTCAAAGAGCGTGGCAATGTAAAGACTTTCTCAGGCGGTAACGTAATCCTCCAAGAGATTATGTATAACGACACCACTACCAATAACACGAATTCATATTCTGGTTATGAAGTATTGAATGTCAGCCAAAACAGCCCAATCAGCTCTGCTCAATTTAGCATCACGCAATATGCTGCTGCTGTGTCGATCTCTGGCTTAGAAATGATCCAGAATAGCGGCAAAGAAGCAATCATTGACTTGCTAGATGGTCGTATGAATGTTGCTGAAGCTCAGTTAGCTAACCGTTTAGGTAGCGATATCTATTTGGATGGCACTGGCAATAGCGGAAAAAACATCACCGGTTTGGCTGCTGCTGTGCCTGATAGTCCAAGCACTGGCACATACGGCGGTATCAATCGCGCTACCTGGTCATTCTGGCGCTCGGTTGCATACTCAGGCGTAACCAATGGTGGTGCTGCTACTACTGCATCCAACATCCAGCAATACATGGACTCAATCGCAGTTCAATTGATTCGTGGAACGGACAAGCCCGACTTGATCGTTGCTGACAATAACTACTACCGTTTGTATCTGCAATCATTGCAGTCAATTCAGCGTATCTCTGATTCTGGCTCAAGCATGGCAGGCGCAGGCTTTGCATCGTTGAAATACTACGGCGCAGGTATGGCTTCAGACGTTGTGCTAGACGGTGGTATCGGTTCTGCCGCTACTGCTAATCACATGTGGTTCTTGAATACTAAATATATATTCTTCAGACCGCACGTTGATCGCAACTTTGTGCCTATCGGTGGCGAACGTCAAGCAATCAACCAAGACGCTATTGTTAAGCTAATTGGCTGGGCTGGTAATCTTTGCTCATCTGGTCCGCAATTTAGCGGCGTTTTGATAGCCTAAGGAGAAATTTAAAATGGCTTATACTTTTGATGACAACAAAGCAGGCTTACTACAGATCAATCAAACTGATTCTGGCGTAACGATGGCGAATGGCACTTCAGCTATTCCCACCCCACCTGCTGTTTTAGGGCAAATTGAACGTGCTTTTGATCCTACCTACGGCGCAGGTGAGTTTATTCTGCTCGTTGGTGTTGCAAGCACTACAGTTGGCTCGTTAGTAACCTACGATGGCACGACCTATCAAACCACATTGTGCGCTACTACTAGCGCTCAGGCTCGCCCAGTTGCTATTGCGATGTCTGCTAACACTGCTGGTTTGTTTGGTTGGTATCAGATTGAAGGCACTGCGGTTGTGAACAAATCTACAAGTAGCAATTTTGCACCTACTGTTGCATTTGGTGTGAAATCTACTGGTAAAGTTGGCGCAACAGGTTCGGGCAAAGAGATTCTTGGCGCTCGCACTGCTAATGCTGCGACTGTTGCCTCTGCGACCACTACGGTCAATGTCGTAATCAATCGCCCACATCTGCAAGGTCGTATCACCTAATCAGTGAAAGGAGATGGCGGGAGAGAAATCTCTCGCCTCTTTTTATGGACATAGAAATCATCTGCAATACTGATGACGCGGAATTATTTGGCAATATTCGATTAAATTCTCGTAGTTGTCAGAAATGGATTAAAGAATTGCCAGCGCATGACGGTCACGCAGTGATTGTTGGCGGCGGTCCATCTGTTGCAGATTATCTACCAATTATTGAAAAGCGGCGCAAATTAGGGCAAAAGATATTTGCACTTAATGGCGCGGCTAAGTTCTTGAATCGTCACGGCATTGTGCCTGACTATCAAATTATACTTGACGCACGACCAGGTAATGTTGATTTGATTGGCGATGCTAAAGAATATTTATTCTCAAGCCAGTGTCACCCATCATTGTTTAATGACGAAGATAATATTACTACATGGCATCCAGCGATGGATAATATGGAAGATCACCTGCCAAATCACGATCAGGAATACGCCTTAATCGGCGGTGGCACGACTGTTGGGCTATCAAGCATGTGTCTTGCGTACACAATGGGCTATCGCAAGCTGCACCTATTTGGCTATGATTGTTCGCACAGACATACAATGGGACATGCGTATAAGCAGCCAATGAATGACAGCGATGTATTAGTTAAAGTTACTGTTGATGGAAAAGTGTTTACCAGCTCGCTTACAATGGCCAGGCAAGCTGAGTTATTTCCTACTGTATGCAATAACCTAATTGATTTAGGTTGCATCATTACCGTTGACGCTACTGGATTAATTATGGAGGTTGTGCGAAAAATGCGCGAGCGCCCAGATTTAATGCCAGAGCAAGAAAAATATCAAAAGATGTGGGATATACCTGCGTATCGTAATATGTCACCAGGTGAATTAATTGCTGATTATTTTGTAGAATTAGCTAAAATAGACTGCAATGATAAAGTAATTGATTTTGGCTGCGGCACTGGTCGCGGTAGCAAGCGCATACACGAATTAGCAAAATGCAATATTCAGATGGTTGATTTCTCTGATAATTGCTTAGATAAAGATATTAAATTTAAATTAACTGTTGCAGATTTAACGCAGCCTATTGATTTAAAAGCAGATGTTGGTTATTGCACAGATGTAATGGAACATATACCGACAGACGATGTTGATGCAGTTATTAAAAATATTATGCAGTGTGTTGATCGCGCATTCTTTCAGATTAGTTTATTGCCAGATCATATGGGGCAATTAATTGGTCAGCATTTGCATGTTTCAGTATTTCCATATGAATGGTGGGCAAGCAAGTTCTGTGATTATAAATTGATATTCTCAAGTCATAACACAGAAAATGCAATTTTCTACGTTAAAAAGGAGAAGTAAAAATGGCAATTCCATCGAGAGTTCAAGCATCCGGCAATTCAGGTTTAGCAACAACTAGCATCTGTGGCGATGGCGCTACTGCATTAGTTGCTGTTGGTAGCACGATTGCTGACGCACTACAATTATCCGCAGTCTGGAATACACTCACCACCAGTTCTGCATCGACTGGCGTTATTTTGCCACCAACTGAAGTAGGTGCAATGATTGGTTTGCGTAATGATTCTGGTCAAACAATTACTGTTTACCCAAAATCAGGATCAACCATCAATGCAGGCGCAAGCACACTGTCTGTAGCTACCGCTAAAACTGTGATCTTGTTTGCTACATCTGCTACGACCTGGGCTTCTGTTTTAACAGCTTAATGATTTAAACTGATCGCTCTCACCCTACACGGTGGGAGTGATTTGTATTGTAATCCAATCCCCACAGGAGAAAATTATGCTAGACAGCGATGTTAATAATGCAGATGCAGCTTTGTTTGTTGAGTTTTATTTATATGACAAAGAACCATACAAAAATATGCCGTTCATTCGGATTATGATGCCTGGTGATTCTACAAACGTGGTTGAGCAGCTTGTAAGAGATCATCACAAAGAGCGTTTTGCTAGGCAATGGTTGCATTATCAAATGTCGCAGTCAGATGGACCAGTTATAGGCACACCGTTGAACCAATGGCATATTGACCAGCCAGAGGAGTTTAGCAGCGCTCAAATGGCTGAATTGCAGATATTGAAATTTCAGAGCGTAGAGCAGGTTGCTACCGCGTCTGATAGTCAATTGCAGCGCGTAGGCATGGGTGCAATGGGATTGCGTGAACGTGCGCGAGCTTATATAACAAGCAGAAATCAGTCTGAAAATACTACAGAATTATCGGAAACTAAAAAGAAATTGCAGGAATTAGAAGCGCAAATGGCAATGATTTTAGAAAATCAGCGCAAGCCAGGGCGGCCCCGTAAAGAGGTGTAAATATGTCGAGCACGATGCTTGAGTTAGTGCAGCAGGTTACGAATGAGCTAGGGGTTTCGACCCCTGCCTCAGTTGCAGGAAATACAAATCAAGACGTAATTCAAATATTGGCGCTAATGAATGCCGCAGGTTATGAGTTTTTGCGGCGGCATCCGTGGCGAGCATTAACAAAGCAAAATGCTTTTTACACTGAGTATCTAACAACTACGGGCAACTGGACAACTGCCTCTCGTGTTATTACGGGCATCCCAAGCACAACAGGGTTAGATACAACCTATCAAGCAGTCGGCACTGGTATTAACCAGAATACGTTTATTGAGTCTGTTGATTCGTCAACTCAAGTTACGTTAAATCAAAACTTTGCACAAGCCGGTGGCACTAACGCTACTGTGTATTTTCAGAAAATGAAATACAGCTTGCCAAGCGATTACGAGGCATTAGTGCCTCGCACTATGTGGGATAAGTCTAAACATTGGGAAATGCTAGGCCCAGAGGATGCACAACAGTGGGAATGGTTATTATCTGGTTATATCTCGACCGGTCCGCGTATACGGTGGCGCTTGCTGGGTAATTACTTTCAGATATGGCCAGGTAATAGCACTGATGAATATTTAGGTTTTGAGTATCGCAGCAAAGGCTGGGCAAATGCCGCAAATGGCACAGTTAAAAACAGTTTTACTGTTGATACAGATACAACTATGTATCCAGATCGCTTGATGGTTTTGGCTACCAAGCTAAAATACTTCCAAGCTAAAGGCTTTGACACCACTGCGCTATATCGTGATTATCTCTATGAGTTAGAGGCTGCGATGGCGCTCGATATGTCTAGCGCTAATCTGAGCTTTGCACCAAGACCTGGCACTGTTTTAATCGGTTACGACAACATACCGGATTCGGGATATGGTCCAAATTAATCAACTGGTGCAGGGCAATGCAGCCAATGTGCAGTCTGTGCCTGCACCAGTTGGCGGTTGGAATGCGCGAGACTCAATTAGTAACATGGACCCGATGGATGCGGTCACGTTGACTAATTTCTTTCCGACTGCATCTAATGTTGTATTACGTGGTGGATACACTAAGTGGGCTACCGGAATGACCGGTCAGGTTCAAACGGTCATTAATTACTCTACCGGCACAACTGACAAACTATACGGATTTGCAGACGGAAAAATCTATGATGTGACAAGCTCTGGTGCTGTAGGCGCTGCATTGGTCACAGGATTGACTAATAACAAATGGGAACATATTAACGTCACCACTGCCGCAGGAAGTTACCTATACATCGTTAATGGCGTAGATAAACCATTATTGTTTAATGGCACAACTTGGGCGCCAATTGACGGCTCATCTGCCATACCGATCACCGGTGTGACTACAACATCATTAGATAATATTTCGCTATTTAAAAATCGCGTGTGGTTTATTGAGAAAAACACGCTAAAAGCATGGTATTTGCCGACCGGTGCAGTTGGTGGTGCAGCCAATTATATTGATATGTCAGCGATCGCTAAATACGGCGGTTATTTGGTTGATTTGGATACGTGGACTCTTGATGCAGGTTATGGCGTTGACGATAATCTAGTATTTGTTACGTCAAATGGCGAGGTTATTGTTTGGTCAGGCACTGATCCTTCTAGTGCGTCAACTTGGGCGCTAATTGGCGTTTGGAAGCTAGGCTCACCAATTGGCAAGCGCTGTATGCTGAAATACGGCGGCGATTTACTGCTGATTACTTATGATGGTTTAATGCCATTGGCAGGCTCGCTACAAAGCTCTAGGCTTGATCCGCGAGTGTCTTTGAGTAACAAGATACAAGGCGCTATCACCGCAGCCACTACGCAATACGGTGACTCGTTTGGATGGGAAATTCTCTATTCAGCCAAGAATAACGCACTGTGGATTAATGTGCCAGTTGCCGAAGGGCAGCAACAACAATACGTAATGAACAACATAACCAAGTCTTGGTGCAATTTCTCAGGTTGGAATGCCAATTGTTGGGAAACATTTAGCGATGATCCATTTTTTGGCGGCGATGGCTATGTTGGTCGCGCATGGAATTCTACTTATATTGACGATGTAAACAATATTCAAACCAATACGCTGCAAGCATTTAATTATTATGGATCGCGTGGCGTTAAGAAGTATTTTACACGCGGCAGACCTAATTTATTTACTAATGGCGCACCGGCTGTATTTGTAGGCATGAATGTTGATTTTGATACTCAGCCTGCTACGTCATCGTTATCATTCTCGCCTAGTTCTGTTGGGTTGTGGGATGGCGCAACTAGCAAATGGGATACAGCCAACTGGGGATCGGCGCTATCCATTACAAATAACTGGCAAGGGATCACAGGTATTGGGTATTGTGGTGGAGTTAATTTAATATCACAAAGCCAGGGTATACAAATAGAATGGGCATCGACTGACGTAGTATTTCAAGTCGGATGGGCTGGAATATAATATTTAGCGCTGAGATTGGGCATTGGGTGGCGCATCAGAATAGTGGCGGCTACCATGAGGCTCAATCTCAGGCGCTAGGATTGGTGAAAAATGGTGAAATAGTAGCAGGCGTTATATATGAGAATTGGAATAAAAAGAGTATTTTTTGTCATATCGCAATAACTGGCAGAATGACGGCGCAATATCTAGCAATAATATTTGATTATCCGTTTAATCAGTGTGGCGTAGATAAGATTGTTGTGCCGGTAGTTAACGATAATGCAAAAAGTATTAAATTAGTTGAGAATATGGGTTTTAGTGAAGAATGTAGATTGCGCGATGCAAGCCCCACAGGTGACATCATTTTCTACACATTATTGCGTAAAAATTGCAGGTTCTTAGAGGGTAAATATCATGGGAAAATCAGTATCAGCGCCACCAACACCTGATTATGCTGGTGCAGCTAGAGAGCAAGGCGCTGCTAACGTAGAATCAGCGCGGGCATCGGCTAAATTAAGCAATCCAAACATATACGGTCCGTTGGGCAGTCAAACTGTTAGTTATGGAAATCCAGTATTTGACCAAACTGCTTATAATAAAGCAATGGCTAATTTTCAAGCTAAAATGCCTATTCTTCCAGGTGGAGAAGGATACGATGAAAAAGTATTTGAAGATTATCAAAGTAAAGCACCAACAAAATCTGAATTTACTACAGGTGATTCTGATGTTCCCACTATTACTCAAACACTTACGCCAGATGCACAAGCTACATTAGAAGCACAGCAGCGTGTGCAAAGACAATTAGCTAATTTAGGTGAGCAAGGTATTGGCACTGCACAAAGCGTATTAGGGCAAGCATTTAATCCTAATTTACCTGGCATCCAGACTTCACTAGGTAATTATGGCCAAGTTGCACAAACACCGGATTTAAGCCAATACGGTCAGGCAGGTAATGCACCGCAAGCAGGACAATTGGCAGAGACTCCAGATTTAAGTCAGTATGGTCAAGCCGGTGGTGGCCCACAAGCAGGCATGTATGGTTTTGCAGGTGGCGGTCCGCGAGCAGGGCAATACGGTCTAGCACAAGGTGCGCTCAATACTGCCAATATTGCCGCTATGCCAGTAAATGCAGGCACAACCGGCCAGCAGGCTATATTGTCTCGTTTAGCGCCACAGATTGAGCGCTCACAGGAAGCTACGCGGCAGAGATTGGCTAATCAAGGTTTAGTGCCAGGCACTCAGGCGTATCAAACTGCTATGATTGAAGAAAATCAACGCGGCAATGATCTTTATACGCAAGCTGCATTGCAAGGTCTTAATCTTGACATTGGTGCTAATGCTCAAGGTTTTGGTCAAGCTCTGCAATCTGGTCAATTTGGCAATCAAGCAGTGGCTCAAAACTTTGGTCAAGGGCAAGCTGCTCAACAGATGCGTAATGCTGCAATGGCGCAAAACTTTGGGCAGGGCGTGACATCACAGCAATTAGGTAATCAATCTGTATTGCAGAATCAACAAGCCGGATTAGCACAGCAGCAAGCTGATATGGCTCGCCAACAACAGTTATTTGGTCAAGGCGTGACATCCACGCAATTGGGCAATCAAGCTATATCGCAGAATCAGCAGGCAGCATTGGCGCAACAACAAGCGCAAAATGCGGCACAATTACAACAATATAATCAAGCATTGGGTGGCGCACAATTTGGCAATACTGCACAATCTCAGAGCTTGCAACAACAATTAGCATTGCGTAATCAACCATTAAATGAAATTACCGGATTGATGTCTGGATCGCAAATTAATATGCCGCAATTTCAAGGATATCAAGGTCAAACTATTGCACCTGCACCTATATTTGCAGGCGCTCAAGCGGCAGGTCAGAATGCTATGCAGAATTATGGAATACAGCAATCAGCGGCTAACGCAGGCACGTCTGGGTTATTTGGTCTTGCCGGTGCAGGCGCTGGCGCTTTAGGCACAATGGGATCAACTAGTGCTGGTCAGGCTGCATTAGCTTCAATATTTTCTTCAGATCGTAGATTAAAATCTAATATTGTAAGAGTTGGCGATCATCCATTAGGTATAGGTATATATGAATACGATATATTTGGTGAAAGGCAGCGCGGTGTAATGGCAGATGAAGTTGAAAAAGTAATGCCAGACGCAGTATTAGAACATCCAAGTGGTTACAAGATGGTTAATTATGGGAAATTATTATGAACCAATTTTATAACGCAATGCCAGAAACACCACAGCAAGCTGCTAAACGTCAACAATTAGCGGCAATGCTGCAACAACAAATGATTTTGCCAGATCAAAATGTGCAGATGCCTGCTACGTCATCAACTACCGATCAATTTAAACAAATGGGTATGGATTGGTTAAAAAGTCAATTAAAACCTGGCGCTCAAAATGCTAATCTTGGTGGATTTCCATTTGAAGGCAATACTACAAATATCGGATAGAGGTAGATCATGGCAGAATATAATTTTAATATACAAGACCCGTATGCAGCTCAAGCTGCTGATATTGCTCGCCGTCAGAAAATGGCTGAGATTATGCAAGCTCAAGCATTACAGCCTATTGAGAAATTCAGCTATAACGGCATAGAGGCACGTATTAGTCCATATCAAGGATTGGCTAAGATGTTGCAGGCGTATATGGGCGGTAGAGGCCAGGCTGCTGCTTTGGAAGAACAGAAAGCATTGGGTGAGAAAGTCAGATCAGAGCAACAAGGCCAGATCAAAGACTTTATGAGTGCTATGACAGGCACACCAGAAACTACTGTTAGCACTGGTCCTATAGCGCCAGAATTAATGACCGAAGAAAGAATGCCATTTACAACAGACAAGATAATACCTGCAGTTGCGCCTGATCGCCAGAAAGCACTTGCGCTTGCATTGCAGTCATCTAGTCCAATGCTGCAAAGTGCAGGTGGTTCATTATTGACTTCAATATTGCCTAAAACACCTAAATGGCAAGCATCCACCAAATTTAATGATAAAGGTGAAGAAATACATGGGTTTGTTGATATTAATTCACCACAACCAGAAGATACATTTAGAGCATCAAGCACTAAACCTGCTGCTTTAGTTCCAGTTACTACTACTGATGCAAATGGTAGACCAGTGCAAAAATTTGTTAATGCTCGTACAGTATCTGGAGAAGGTATTCCCAAACCATTGGAAGGATTCTACGGCGAATTGGAACAAATGGGCGTTGATCTTAATAGCCCACAAGTTAAATCAGTTCTTAATAGTTATGTTGCCGGTAAATCTGGAAATGTAACAGCAAAAGACGCAGTAGATTTTCAAATTAAATTGGCTAATTTAGGTCTTTCATCACAAAGAGCTGCATACGAAGTGCCAGGCGGCGGCGCTGCTATGCCTAATATACCTAAGCCATTTAATTTGTTTGATATGAATAGACCACCTAGCGCGGCTGCACCACAAAGCAATATGCCGCCAGCAATGCCTGCTCAGATGCCTAATCAAGCGCCTGCTCAAATGCCGGCGCAACCACCGGCAGCTAAATTGGCTAATGCGTTAAGAAATGCGCCAGTTACGACTGCACCTACCGCTGCGCCTGCTGTTATTCCTAATGCTGCGCCAGTTAGGGCAAATATTCCTAATGTTGCGTCTACTGCTGCACCTGTTGCTGCGCCTGCTACTCCTATACCTGGTGGTTTTGATGTATCAAAACTATCGCCAAAAGATAGAAACGAATTATTAAAACATCAAATTATAGATGACGGCAAACCATTAACTGAATTTCAAGGCAAAGCTACTGGATATGCCGCAAGAATGTTGCAAGCAAATGATATATTGTCATCAATAGGTCAAAATGGAAGAATTCAACCAGGTGAAATAAAGAGAACATTACTTGGTATTCCGTTAGTAGGTAATTTTCTAGGAAGGCAAGCAAATTTTACTCAAAGCGAAGCGCAACAACAAATAGAGCAAGCACAACTTAATTTTGTAAATGCTCTTTTACGCCAAGAATCTGGTGCAAGCATTCAATCGCCAGAATTTGAATCTGCTACTAGACAATATTTTCCACAACCAGGTGATAAAGACTTAGTTTTAAAACAAAAAGCTCAAAATAGAGCAGTTGCAATTAAAGCATTAGAAATTGAAGCTGGTCCAGGATTGCAAAGAATGCAAAAAGCGCAAAAATTAGATAATGACGCTTTAACATGGGCTAATGCAAATCCTAATGATCCCAGATCGGCTGCAATTAAACAAAAATTAGGTCAATAATCATGGCTCAAAATAATTTTAATCCTGATTTATATTTGCAATCAAGCGCCTCTAGTTCTGGTTTTGATCCTGATGAGTATTTAAAATCAAAACCAAAAACTGAAACTATATTAAGCACTCAAGAAAATAAACAGCCAGAATCAGCAGCCATGCAGCAAGGGCGTGAGTTATCGCCTGCTGCTAGAGCTACTATTGGCACAATGCAAGGTCCGACATTTAACTTTATGGATGAGTTATCGGGGCTTGCTAATATGTATGGCAAAACAGTCGCGCCACAGATGGCATTTCCACCAAATAAGCAGCAAGCGCCAGTAGTAGACGCAGTTAATGCCTATACTGAAGGGCGGGATGTTGCGCGTGGTGCAACTAAACAATTTGAGCAAGATTATCCTATTGGCTCTGTTATAGCGCAAGGCGTAAGTAGTTTACCGACAATGCTTGTGCCTGGTCTTGGCGCTACTAATATGACAAGCAAAGCGGGTAAAATTGCTACATTACTTGACCAATTAAAAAATGCCTCATGGCTAGGCGCTAAGACTGGCGCAATTGGGGGCGCAGGTGGTTCTGAGGCTGATACCATTGCCGGTCTTGCTGGTGATGTGGCTAAAGGCGCGGCAATTAGCGGCACTATTGCACCGTTAGGCACTGCTGTTGGTCGTTCAGTTGGCGCTGTTGGTTCGCAAATTGGTCAACGGTTCTCACCAGAATCTGTGCAAAATGCAACTCGTCAGAAATTGGCAGAGTATTTATATAGAGACATAAGACCAGGCACTGTATTTGAGCAGGCTAATACTTTAAGCACACCAGCAGAAAAAGCCAGTGTTAGATTAAACAGATTAGGACCAGAGGCTACCATTGCAGATGTTGGTGGTGAAAGCACTCGGCGCTTATTAGATATATTAGCAACAGTGCCAGGTAAAGCTAAATCAATGGTTGATAGAGAAATTAAATCTAGGCAAGATAATCGCGCTAACAGAATTATGAGCGCAGCAGATCAAGCATTAGGCACTCAAAATATGGGTTATTCATCCACAATAACTGGATTGGAAACTGCTCAAAAAGCTGCTGCTGCACCATTTTATGACGCATTAAAAGATGTATCAGTTAAAGTTGATGATAATCTATACGCTCTATTGCAAAGAGCGCCAGAGGCTCATAAAGCAGCAGAAAAACTGGCCAGAACGGAAGGAAAAATACCAATTGATTTGTCTAAGTTAAAACCTGGCGATGATGTGCCATTTGATGCAATTGATACAATGAAGAAAACATTGTGGCAGCTTGCTGAAAGTGAAAAGCCAAATTTTAAGGCTACTGCTCAAAGTAATGCTTACAATGATTTAAGAACAGCATTAACTAAAAAAATGGATGAATTATCGCCTAAAGATAAATCAGGGAATTCTATTTATAAATTAGCTAGGGATTCTTTTTCTGGTCCTGCTGAATTAATTAGCGCAGTTGAAAAAGGTAGGAAAGCATTAAGCACAGATATTATTGATTTAACTGATCTAGTTAAAGGCATGAGCGCAAGTGAATTAGAGGCATTTAGAGTTGGTGCATTGCAATCATTACGTGATAAATCAGGAAGTATGCCTGGGCAAACACAATTGCTAAATCAATTTAGAGAAAAGAAAACAGGCGATAGATTAAGGCAGATATTTAATAATGATTATCGCCAATTTGCAGCTTCATTGGCAAAAGAAGCAGAGCTTAAAAAGTTAGAATCAGTTGGCAGAGGTTCTAAAAGTGCCGAACGTGGTTTTGCTGCTGATGATTTATCTGCCACTGCCGATGCTGTTGATACTGCTGTAAAAGCTACTACTGGCGGTGTATCTGGTGCTATAAAAGGTGTTTCTAATATTTGGAGTCGTGTGCAAATGCCAGAGCAGACGCGCAATAAATTGGCAGAGCTGTTATTAACTAAAGGACCGAAAGCTCAATTAGAATTAAGCGATCTTGAGACATTTATTAAGCAAATGAATGCTGCTAAAGCAAAACAAGCTGCGGCGGCTGCGGCAGTAGGTCAGTCTGCTGGTTCACAATTTTCTAAATAATAGGAATCTATCATGTCATACAATGGAAGCGGCGTATTCAACATCAACACAGCAGGTCAACCAGTAGTCACTGGCACAGTAATCAGCTCGACTGCATTTAACGCACTAACTGCCGATCTTGCAACTGGTCTTACTACTGCGCTCACTAAAGACGGGCAGACCACACCGACTGCTAATATTAAATTGGGTGGATTTAAGCTCACTGGAATTGGTGTTGCAACCACATCTGGCGATGCGTTGAGTTATGGCCAGGCTGCAACTGTTAGCACACTGACTAACTCTGCGTTGACATCTGGGCGTGTGACTTATGCCACCACAGGCGGGCTTTTAACTGACTCAGCCAATTTAACATTTAACGGAACAACATTAACTGCAGGTACTATTGGTGGGTATACTTTAAGCGGCACAATAGCAGGCGGTGGCAATCAGATTAATAACGTCATCATAGGAACATCAACACCACTAGCAGGTTCATTTACTTCCATTACAGGCACAAGTCTTCAAGTAAGTGCTGCAACTCCAGTAGTTACGGTAACAGGCACAAGCACAAATGCATCTAGTCAAGATTTCACAAGTAATGGCGCGGCACAAAGAACAACTATTGGTGTAGAGCGAAGCACAGGCGGTGGATTGTTTATAGGTTCGAGTGCGTATGCGGCTGTATTTGGTTCTGCGGGTGCAAGTAATTGTCAATTTGCAACAAGTAATAATATAAGAATGAGCATTGATACGTCAGGTATAGTAACCATGAATGCTTATGGTGCAGGTGCGGCTACATTTAGTGCTTCTGGCGTTATTTCTTCTGTTTCAGATGAAACATGGAAAATTAAAGATGGCTCGCCTGTTAATCCAGATGAAATGCTTAAAAAATTAAAACCCGGATATTGGTATTACAATGACGAAAAGAAAGAAATTTTTGGTAAAGATAGACAGTTAGGGTTTTATGCTCAAAATGTAAACGAATCTATAGGTAAAGAAGCCGCACCAATTCCCGAAACGTATATAGTTAAAGATGAAGATGGGAACGAAAAATCTATTTCTAAACCGTGGGGTTATTATGACAGATCAGTTTTAGCTGTAACTGTAATGTCTTTGCAAAAAGCATTAAATACTATTGAAGAATTAACTGCTCGACTAACAGCATTGGAATCTAAATAATGGCAACCATTGCGCAGGTTGAGGCTAAAGTTGATGGTCATATTGATGTTTGCGCCGTTCGATACGAAAGTATTGAGAAAGAGATGCGCGGCGTGAATGCTAGGCTCAAGCGTATCGAGCATATCTATATCGGTTCTGCTGCTGCCATCATTTTATTGTTGCTTAAATTGGTGATTAGATGACTATTGCTAAACCTAAAGCAAAGCGCCCACCACGTAAGCCAGTGGTAAGGTCTGAGATCAAAACGCAATCTAGCATGGTGGATAAAGCAATTGATTTGATTAAGTGGGTGGACTCACCATTTAAACTGCTAGAGGTTGTGATACTGGTCACGCTGTTTGGTTTGGGATATTTTGCTTGGGATTCTCGACAAGTAATTCTTAATGCTATTGTCAGTCATGAGAAACTGCCACAGCTAAAAGAGCGCGACATAATGATCCCTATAGCCGAGTCATTGCAGAAAGATTTAGAAGCAACAACTGTGGTCGTGCATAAAGTCAATCTTGTAACCAATAGC